AACGGTCTGGTTGGTTTTTACGCCTTGCTGTCCAAAGCGAATAATCTTTTCCTTGCCGCCCTCGCACGCCTTGACGATGTGCGATTTCTTGGAGTGGCCCGGAGTCCGCTTTGGCTTGTTGCATGCCATCGCGCCCTTATCAACGCGACCGCCTTTTTTGTAGTAAAGTCGCATTACTTGCGGTGCCTCGCTGTCTTTTTAGCCACCTTCTTAGGCTGGCTGGAATGCTGTTTGCCCTTTTTGGTATCCGCCCGCTTCTTGCGGGTGGTAGCGGCATATTCCTTGTCGGATAGCGATTTAATCGCCTTTTCAGGCAAATACCTTTCTCCCGTCGCCTTCGAGCCTTGGGTGCTGGGCTTGCCCGACTTGGTGCGCCATTTCTGCTTTGTCCACTTCTTGAGGGACTTTTGCGGCTTTTTGAGCGCCATCAGTCTTTGTAGCCTCCGCCCGCATCTTTGTATTGTTTGGCGAGCATCTGTGCTTTTCTAGCAGACCACTGTCCGGGCTTACCGCCCTTGCCGCCTGCCTTGATTTTATTGAACAGGCGCTTACGCAGGGATGGCTTGGTATAGTTCCCAGCTTCATTGACCTTCGACTCCGTCTTGCCGCCTTTTTTGTAGTAGAGGCGCATTAGCCGTAGTTTTTTTTCACTTGCAGGACGATTGTGTAAGAGTCGCCCAGCGTGTGACCTACAGTGGTGAACTTGATGTCCCCCGTCTTACCGGCGCCGGCATTGTTGCGGATGCCTGTAAAAGAGGAAAAGTCCAGTGAATCTGAATAGTCAGCAGGAAGCTCCCACGCCAAAACGTCAGCCGTTGCGTCAAACAGAATTTCTACCCCCATACCAATGGTCGAATACCAAACGCGCTCAATGTTTACGCTGGTACATGCGCCATCATCAACGGGATTGTTAGAAAGGGCGGACACGTCGATTTTGGTCACGGCGGACTCGCCGGTTCCATCGCTGACGTTTGTGAATGCTAGGATTGCAGTGCGGGGACCGTCTTCAATAGTCTGACTGGTAACTGTGTCAGCCATATTCTCCTCCAGATAACGGGGGCACTAGCCCCCTATTCATTAACCGGCAGATACGGTGACTACGCCAGAATTGCTCCAGAGCTGACCGGCGACGGTCGGGTCTGAGGTCGGCAGGTCTTTGATAATGACCACGCTGTTGGTTCCATCGTGAGTGATGGAGATGTTTTCAGTAACAGCGCCAGTCGTGGCATTCTTGGTGATTTCTTTGAAGCCGCCCTCTGAGCGGACGGGTCCGTTGAAAGTAGTGTTGGCCATGAGGTTCTCCTGTCTTGGCTAGTGTCTGATGTTCCACATGGAACAATCAGTCAGGAAAGAAAAGGGGGCCGAAGCCCCCTGTTATTTAGGAAGTTCCGGGCGAGCCGTAGATTCCCAGAGGATCGGATACGCCGAAGCTGTATCGCTCGCGAGCCTTGTACCGGACGTTGCCGGTGTCAAAGTCGCCGTCCATTGAAGTTTCCAGAGCTGTGCGCTGGAAGTGCTTCATGCCGTTCGGTACATCGGTAATGATGAAGAAAGCATTGGTGTCTGTCAGGAAGTGGTTGACAGAGTAGCCTTCCGGAATCGAACCGTTGTTGCGAAGGGCGTTGATGTCGTTGTCAGCCGTGCCAACTCGACCTTCAGTCTCAAGCAAACGAGTTGCTACAAACTGAAGCGCGGGCGGAACGATCAAACGACGGGGTCGGGCCGCGATCAGCAGACCACGCTCATCGGTAAATGCGGCGATGTTAATCACAGCATCTTCCAGCGAGGTCTCGTTCAAATCAGCCGCAACGGTAGGACGGTTGGCGTTAGTGCCACCGTTCACCAGCGGGTGAGATGTGCTGAACAGCGTTACGCCGTCACCAGACTGGTAAGACGTGAAGCCGTTGTTAAGGGGGTTAGCCGCCTTAACCTGCTTGGTGTGAGCCATAGCCCGAGCCAGCGCCTTGGTATAACGAGCAGACAGAGAGTCATACAGGTTATCTTCCATAGCTTCTTCAGTGATGGAGAAGCCAAGGGCGATGGTTTCGTGGTTATAGCGAGCAGTGAACGACTCTTGCGCCGAGTCATAGCTGATGGCCGCGCCTTCAGCTTTAACTGGTGCGGCACCAAAGCCGGACAACTTCACTTCTTCTTCAAATGAACGCTCAGATGATTCAGTGTCATAAATCATCGTGTGTTCATCGTCATACCGCTCATACTCCAAACCGAACAAGGCGTTCAGACCGGGGAGCAGTTCTTTCAGCATTTGTGCGCGTGAAATAGCCATTACCTAGTTCTCCTTAAACGCCAAGTGCCGTTTCGTAGGCATGACTCAAGGGGAGGTACGTTACAACGCAGTCGGTGAACGAATCACCTACCGCACTGTTGGGACCGTCCACAAAGTCGATGATACGAAGCGGGAACGTGTTGGTAGTTGCGACAGTGCTAGCGTCCAAAGCGTTCTTGCTTCGGCCAATAGCGGTTGAGCCAGCAGTGCTGATAGCTTGTACGTTGTTGCCCAGACCAGTCTGAGCGATAGAGCCGTCACCCTGCATTTGGAACAGGAGCTTGGGATCGTCAACGATGTAAGCCATAGCGTCTGACGCTACCGTGCCGGTAGGCCAGTACTGGCTGAAAGTAAGCTGACCAGTGCCGGGATCGGTGTAGGAACAGCCGACAAAAATGCCGACAGTGCCTGCCACAGCCGCAGTCGTAACTGCCGCTTTTTCTACCGTACCACTGGAAACCAGCTTGGCGAAATCACCATAAAAGATGCTAGTGGCATAGCCTGAAGCAATCTTAATATGGCGTACTTTTCCGGTGAAGGAACCAGAGGCACTAAGCGTGCCTACGGGTTCTGCACCCATCGGAGTAGCTGATGTAGCCATCTTTAATCTCCATTACGAGAGTTAAGGCCGGCGCTCTCCGTGTTACCGAAGTCAGCTCCGACCAAAGGTAGTCCGAGTTGACCGCTCAGGATTCAGAACGGGCATTCGGGGGTCGTTTTGCTTGAGGAAGTTGTTGTCCACAGATTCCATCTGACTCTCAGCCATGCGCTGGAAGTACTCCTCTCGTTGCTGTACCTTGCCCTCCGGGGCTTTGCACAACAACAAGCCGCCGATTTCGATGTTCCCTTCAAACCGGGAACCGATATCAGACATGACTTCTAGCTCTGGATGATCTTCAGCTTTCACTGGAACCCATCCCTCTCTAAATTTTTGAGAGACGTTCGTGTTGTCCGCTTTGCCTAATGTGCTGGTGCGTACCCAACGGAATACCCACCCGTCTTGCGGGTCAGGCGTTGGTAATACGGAGGCCGGCATCCACGAATCGGATGGTCGTTGTTCAACTTCTCTGGACTCAGCGTCCCTTTTCTTGCGCTGTTCTGCCATTTTAGGACTCCTTAATGAGCTGGTTGGCATACTGTTCTGGGGTTAACCCTAGTCGCTTTGCGAGAGCGAGTTGGGTGCGGCTCAACCTCACTTTGCGTGGTTTCGCGCCGTTATTCCTAGAGGAAGGCGCCACTACCACGGAAGGGCTTCGGGAAGTCGAGGAAGACGGTACGTCTGAGCCACTATCTCCTTCGCCGAAGTAGTCTGGAAACCGTGACCGCATGGTGCGGTCAATGGCTTCAAAGTATTCATCCGAGTTAGGGTCATAGCCCTCGTCCCTGATGAGTTTTTCATGCACGCCGTAAGCCAGCGCGGTCATATCTTTTTCTTGGCCAAACCAAGGATTTTGCTCTGCCCACATCACCGCCTTGGGGGATGGCTTTGGGGGCTGTTGAACCTCTGGTTGCTTTTGCTGGGCCGGCTTAAACTGTTCCGGCTCCTGCTTGGGACGACGCTTAATTTCATTTAGCTGGTAATCGGCAGACTTGAACTCTGACTGCGCATTGATAAGCGCCTCTTGAGCCTCAATAATCTTGTCGGTATTACCCTCTTCGTAAGCCTGTCGATAGCTATTCTTAGCCTGATCGACAGCCATAGCCGCTCGCTCTCGTATCTGATGTACCAGATACTGCTCGCCCTCTTGAATGATTTTGTGATACTGCTTGCTTTGCTCCGCATACTGTTGCGCCACGCGGATAGCCTCTTCGCGAAGACGCTCGGCCTCCTCGCGTTGACGGCGCTCCTCATGCTGTTGATAACGGAGCTTGTTAATTCGTTTCTTAACCTTTTCGGAGTAACCCTCCAGCTCTTCGTCGCCGTCATCTGAACTGGCTTCTGGCTTGGCATCTTTTGCTGGGGGTCGCCTATCTTCCGGAGGTCGGTCATCGATCACCTCAATATCAATGTCGGAATCCTGACTCTCTTTTTCTGACTTCTTACCAATAACGGTCTTAACGCCAAAAAACTTTTCTTCAGCAGAATGCTCCTGCTGTTCCATTTGCTCTTCACTCATACCTTTTCAATCCCCCTTGGGTCTTGTACAACTGCCTCGACGCTATCGTCGTTAATCAGGCGAAACTCTTTACCGTGGATCTTGAAGCGCGTCCCGCTATAGGAGCGCATCAGTACCCAGTCGCCTTCATTGCAATACGGGCCATTCGGGAATCGCTTTTCATCGTTGTAAGCGTCCGCACCCATCTTCAACACAAAACCACAAATGGAACCGATTTCCTCGATATCCATCGTCTGTTTTGCCTTGAGTATGCCGCCCTCCGTTTTTTCATCGGGTTCCGGAAGGGCTATAAGCAGTTTGTACCCCTTGGGATCGGGTAATTGACTAGCAGTTTTTTGCTCTTCAGTCATGATTCCTTTTCCTGCACCAGAGTTAGGCGTCTGGTGTCACCATGCGCTACACCGCGTAGCGAATTAGTCGCGCTCTATCCTGTCGTTCAGATCAAGAAGTGCGCGTTCCGCGTAGGCTAATCCCTGAATGATCCCTACACAGCGCGAGTATTCCTCCATGTCCTTGCATCCCCCGACCGCTATATGGTCGGTAATTTCGTTCATGTGGTCGCGGTATTCGTTTTGGAGCGCCTGCAACATGTTGTTGCTTGCTTTTTTAGTCATCAATTAAGTCCCTGAC